ACATTGATTAAACGGTGTAATATACACAGAAAAATCTATGAATAATTGTGTATATTATTTTCGCTAAACGCTTGCTATTTATCGCTTTTAGAGTGATATATATAGTACAAAATTAAGGTGAAAGCACCGATTTTATGGAGGATTTTTTATGAAAACAAGTGAAATGAACGCAACTCAGAAGAAAGCATTCTTCAACATCAAATGGGCAGCAAACGACTTACTTGGTGGGCTTGAAAATACAATGGAAGATAATCCTGAAGACAGCAGAGAGTACCAGAACGCAAAGGCAATGCTTGCCGACCACGAAACATTGGTAAAAGAGCTTTACTACATGGCAACGACAGCGATTTACGGTGAAGGTTTCTGCTGTTTCAATCAAGCAACCTGCCAAAGAGAACTCAGAGAGATCAACTTCTGCGGAACCGCATGGCTTATGGAACGCTGTGAAAAACGAATCACGAAGGAGGGCTATTAAGATGAGCAAATGGCAGATACGACTTGAGGACGGAACGATTCTCAAAACTCTGAATACGCACTTTAATGCACTGAAAGAGATTGAAGAGTTTCTTCCCTTACTACCGGGAGCACGAAAGTTCCTGCTTGTCGAGATTAACACTTCTGTAAAAGCAGGAGACAAGGTTCGCATCATTTCCATGAAGGGTGAGGCAGCCTATTCAGGAAAGACCGGAACTGTTACACACATTGATGACGCAGGTCAGATTCACGGGACTTGGGGAGGATGCGCAATCATTCCCGAAACAGACTACTATGAAGTTTTGGAGGAAGACGAAAATGAATGAAAAGTTAGAAGCTGAATTTAAAGATTTCTTTGCCGAGTCAGAAAAGAACAGGCACGACATCTACATCCTGTTTGATTACCTGACGGGTGCGGGGTGGAAGGAAGACAGAGCAATCAAGCATCTGAAAAAGATTGTTGCCGATCACATCCTCGACCAAATAAGAAATCTATACTAAAGCTTAAAAACCATATTTTTTGAAAGAGTCGCTTGAGAGAAATCCGGCGGCTTTTTTAGTTGTTAATTTTAAGGAGGCAAAAGCAATGAACAACAAATATAAAATGTCTCCGGGTAAGAGCAGCTTTGACAAGGCAGCACAGGAAAAATCGGAGGCATCGTAATGAAGTACACTCCTACAAAATTTATGTTGCCGACATCAAAGTATGTAAAAAGTGCTGCTGATCACGCTGTAAATTTTATAGAGTGTTTGAAACATACAAAAGGAAAATGGGCTGGAGAGCCTTTCAAGCTTATGCCGTGGCAAGAACAGATAATCCGAGATATCTTCGGAACTCTCAAACCAAACGGGAAAAGGCAATTCACTACTGCCTTTATTGAGATTCCCAAGAAATGCGGAAAGTCCGAGCTTGCGGCAGCTGTTGCTCTTTACCTTCTTTATGCAGACGGTGAAGCCTCTCCTGAGGTTTATGGTGCGGCAGCAGACAGACAACAAGCATCCATTGTTTTCGATGTAGCCAATTCAATGGTTCAGATGTGTCCGGCTCTTATGATACGAAGCAAAATTAAAGCGGCTACAAAAAGAATAGATAACCTTATCAATAACGGAAAGTACCAAGTATTGTCTGCCGATGTAGCTAACAAACACGGCTTCAATGTTTCGGGACTTGTGCTGGATGAAGTTCATGCACAGCCGAATAGAAAGCTCTACGATGTACTTACCAAAGGTTCAGGTGATGCCAGAGAGCAACCACTGTTCTTTCTGATTACTACAGCCGGTAATGATACGAAATCCATCTGCTATGAATTGCACCAAAAAGCAAAGGATATCTTGGAAGGTAGGAAAATCGATCCTACTTTCTATCCGGTAATCTTTGGTGCAGACGATGATGATGACTGGTCAGATCCAGCGGTCTGGGCAAAAGCAAATCCCTCACTTGGCATAACAATCAGTATAGATAAAGTCAAAGAAGCCTATGAAAGTGCAAGGCAAAATCCTGCCGAAGAGAATACTTTCAGGCAGCTGAGACTTAATCAATGGGTGAAGCAGTCGGTAAGGTGGATGCCTATGGATAAATGGAAAGAATGTAAAGTGGATTATAGACCGGAGGATTTTGAAGGCAGGATGTGTTATGCCGGACTCGACCTATCATCCACATCAGATATCACGGCTTTGGTTCTGGTGTTTCCACCGACTGACGGTGATGACAGATATTACGTGCTTCCATACTTTTGGTTACCTGAGGAAACGGTAGGATTAAGGGTAAAACGTGACCACGTGCCTTATGACATCTGGAGACAGCAAGGCTTGTTTATGACAACCGAAGGAAATGTTGTGCATTACGGATTCATTGAAAGCTTTATTGAAGAGCTCGGAAAAATCTACAACATCAAAGAAATTGTCTACGATAGGTGGGGTGCAACACAGATGTCGCAGAATCTTGAAAATGACGGTTTCACTGTGGTGCCTTTCGGACAAGGATTCAAAGACATGAGTCCACCTACCAAAGAGCTGATGCGGCTTGTGTTAACAAAGAAAATCGCTCACAACGGCAATCCGGTGCTTGACTGGATGATGGATAACATCTATGTCAGAAAAGATCCAGCCGGAAACATCAAAATGGATAAAGAAAAATCCACTGAAAAGATAGACGGAGCAGTTGCTATGGTAATGGCGCTTGACCGAGCTATCAAGTGTGGAAATGACGGTGGCTCCTCAGTCTATGACGGCAGGGGGTTATTTATTATCTAAGGAGGTAACAATGGGACTATTAAAAAGTATTTTTTCGAGAGATAAACCGAAAGACAGAACTGCCGGACAAAGCTACTCATTTTATATGGGTGGCACCAACTCCGGCAAGATAGTCAATGAACGAAGCGCCATGCAAATGACTGCGGTTTATTCATGTGTACGAATATTAGCTGAAGCGATCGCTGGGCTTCCTCTTCACCTGTATCACTACAAGGATGACGGTGGAAAGGAAAAAGCGATCAATCACAGTCTGTATCACTTACTGCATGATGAACCGAATCCGGAGATGTCAAGCTTTGTATTCAGAGAAACACTGATGACACACTTGCTTTTGTGGGGCAATGCCTATGCGCAAATCATCAGAAACGGCAAGGGTGAAGTCGTAGCACTTTATCCTTTGATGCCAAGCAGAATGAAAGTGGACAGAGATGAAAACGGGCATTTGTTTTACCAGTATAATCGAAGCAATGATGAAGCCAATGCAAAAGAGACTGAGACAGTGATCTTAAGTCCTCGTGACGTTTTGCATATTCCGGGACTTGGTTTTGACGGAGTTGTCGGGTATTCGCCTATTGCAATGGCAAAGAATGCTGTGGGTATGGCGATTGCCTGTGAGGAATACGGTGCAAAGTTCTTTGCTAATGGCGCAGCACCTTCGGGTGTTTTGGAACATCCCGGAACAATCAAAGATCCTTCAAGAGTAAGAGACAGCTGGAACGCAACGTTCGGTGGTTCTGCTAACTCCGGTAAGGTAGCGGTTTTGGAAGAAGGCATGAAATATACGCCTATTTCAATCAATCCGCAGGAAGCACAATTCTTAGAGACCAGAAAGTTTCAGATAAACGAGATAGCTCGAATCTTCAGAGTACCGCCTCACATGGTTGGTGATTTGGAAAAATCCAGCTTCTCGAATATAGAACAGCAGTCTTTAGAGTTTGTGAAATACACACTTGATCCGTGGGTAATCCGCTGGGAGCAGTCGTTAATCCGAGCGCTATTATCTCCGGAAGAGAAAAAACAATACTTCTTCAAGTTCAACCTTGAGGGCTTGCTTCGTGGTGACTACCAATCGAGAATGAGCGGTTATGCTACAGCAAGACAAAATGGGTGGATGAGTGCAAACGACATCCGTGAACTTGAAAACATGGACAAGATTCCTGCTGAGCTTGGTGGGGATCTTTATTTAATCAATGGCAATATGCTCCCACTTGGGAATGCTGGAGCTTATGCAAAAAACACAGAAAAGGAGGAACCTGAAGATGGCAGCTAAGCAATTCTGGAAATGGAAAAATGAAGTCGGGGCTGGAAATCCAAAGCGAGTGCTTGAACTTTACGGCACCATAGCAGAAGACAGCTGGTTTGACGATGACATCACACCTGCAATGTTCAAGCAAGAACTGATGTCAGGGGACGGAGATATCGAAGTGTATATCAACTCTCCGGGTGGTGACTGCATCGCAGCAAGCCAGATCTACACGATGCTAATGGACTACAAAGGCAAAGTTACAGTCAAGATTGATGGTCTTGCGGCTTCTGCGGCATCGGTCATTGCAATGGCAGGTACGGAAGTACTGATGAGTCCTACTGCAATGATGATGATCCACGATCCAATGACAGCGGCTTTCGGTAATGAAGGCGATATGCAAAAAGCAATCGAGATGTTATCGGAAGTCAAGGAAAGCATCATCAATGCTTACGAAATCAAGACAGGCTTGCAAAGAGCCAAGATTTCAAAATTGATGGAACAAGAAACATGGCTGAATGCTAAGAAGGCTATCGAACTTGGGTTTGCGGACGGAATGATAGAAAGTTCTGTTCCGGTCAATACCGAAGTTGATGGTCTTTTATTTTCAAGCAAAGTGGCCGCAGCTCAGCTTTTTAACAAGATGGGCTTAAAACAAGCACCTGCTGATGCACAAAAATCTGAAGCAAACGCAGGAAGAAAAGTCTCGGATTTAAAACGAGAACTCGAAGTCATGAAACATTTAATTTAAGGAGGATTTTAAACATGACAATTTTTGAACTAATTGACAAAAGAAAAGCAAAGTGGGAAGCAATGAAATCTTTCGTTGACACTCACAAAAAGAACGATGTCTTGTCTGCTGAAGACCAAGCTCTCTATGCAAACATGGAAGCAGAAATCGCAGCAATGACAGACGAAATCAACCGTATGGTTCGTGCTGATGAAATGGAAAAGATGCTTAATAAGCCTGTAAGTACACCTATTACCGAAAAGCCTATGAGTGCAAACGGCACTGAGGAACCTGTAAAGAAAGGTCGTGCTTCCAAAGCTTACAAAGAAGCAATGCTTCAAGCATTCAGAACCAACTTCCGTAGAGTAACCGATGTCCTTCAAGAAGGTGTCGATGAAGACGGTGGCTACCTTGTACCTGAAGAACTTGACCGTGAAATCGTGAAAAAGCTTCACCAAGACAATGTCTTCCGTACACTCGGTTCTGCTATTGCGACAAGCGGTGATCACAAAATCAATATCGGTACTTCCGATCCTATTGCTGCTTGGACTGATGAAGGCGAAGCGATCACTTTCGGTGATTCCAAATTCGGTCAAGTTATCCTTGATGCACACAAGCTTTGTGTTGCTGTAAAGGTTACCGAGGAACTTTTGTACGATTCCGCATTCGACCTTGAAAAGTACATCACCGATGAATTTGCCAAAGCTATCTCTAATGCTGAAGAAGATGCATTCATCAATGGTGACGGAACCGGCAAACCTCTTGGAATCTTGGCAGCGACAGGTGGTGCTGATGTAGCTGTTACCACTGCAGGTAATACGCCTACTTACGATGAACTTATCAACCTCGTTTATTCGCTTAAGAGACCTTACAGAAAGAACGCAGCATTCCTTTTGAACGATTCAACGATCGCTGCAATCCGTAAGCTTAAAGACGGTAACGGTACATACATCTGGCAACCTTCTGCAGTTGCTGGTGAACCGGATAAGCTTCTTGGCTATCCTGTTTATACATCTGCATACTTCCCTGAAATCGGAGCAGGTAAAAAGATCATCGCATTCGGTGATTTCTCTTACTACAAGATCGGTGACCGTGGCAATCGTACCTTCAACGAACTTAAGGAATTATTCGCAGGTAACGGTATGATCGGATTCCTTGCAAAGGAAAGAGTAGACGGTAAGCTTACTCTTGGTGAAGCTATCAAGGTTCTTAAGATTAAGGACTAAGGAGGTGCGCTATGAGTTACAACACTAAAAACTACACCGAACAAGGTGGCGAAGTTACTCATATCGGTGGCAAGCTAATTATTGACGAGGGAGGCTCCGTTGAGGGGCTTCCTTCTGCCGAAAGCCAAGCACCGTCTGAAGCTACAACTGTTGCAGGAATTAAAGATGATTTCA